TTCCCCCTTTGGGGGATATAGGGGGTTTGATAGGTTCATCTTTTAGGTTCTCTCTTTTAGATTCAGTGTCCCACTTTTGGGACTGGTCACCCGTACCACTTTTGGGACTGGTACCAGTACCACTTTTGGGACTGGTGGGTATTTCGGTACTGGTAAATTCTGATACAGAATTGTCTACATAAGTCAGTTGCATGACAGGTATTTGCCCAGAACGCCCTTTAAATTCACCCGAATAGACAAGAAGCCCCTTTTCAATTACCGATTGCCTGGTCTTCATAATGGTTTTACGGTCGTAACCAGTGTCAGCACAAAGTCGCTTAATGGACGGCCAACATTCATGAGATTCACCCGCTCGGTTTGCGCAGGAAAGAAGAAAGAGTTTTTCGGTGGGTGTAACTTGTTTTTTGGATAAACGCCATGTGGCAAGAGTTGCTTCTACGCTCATGTTTAATTCCCTTTAGAAAATGGTAAGCACTCCATGTGCAAGTTTTCAGTATGACGAATTAAGAAGGAATGGAACAGAGAAAGGTTGTTATCAATGCGGAACATGATTATAATTGCCTCTAGTGTATGGACGCACCAAGCCGTAACATGCCAAACAATGGCGTCCGGTTTTACTAATGCATGATTGATTATCTTGGCGGACGACAATCACGCGATGAATTCAAATGTCTCAGCAGCTCGGGACATGAAGTAACTAGCTGCTAAACCACTTTTCTAACCTACTGCTCACAATCCTAAACTAAAACCATCCACATTAAAAGATTTATTTTAAATACCATAATATTTTTTTACTAAAAACACTTGCAATGTATTCAGATACCGTGATACATTTGTATCTATAACGAATTGATACAAAAATACAGGGGTAGTTATGGGAAGGCCAAAAACAAGAACAGATGACGAGAAAGCTTTTCATTTCAGAATGCCCAGGGAGACTTGGTTGTTACTGAAAAAGGCATCATTAATTAAAGAGATGTCTATGGCTGAAATTTGTGTAGAGTTCATTGAAAAACAACGCCATAAGTTAGGCAAAAAGTTCGATGAAATTGGTGATGTTGGAGATGTAGAATAGATGTAAAAGTGGTAGGTCTGAGGCCATAGATTCGCAGTCTATAACCTCGGTGTTCAGCAAAAAATCTTTTCAGGAGTTTATAATGAACGTTATTAGTTTAGCGCACGCACGCGCTCAAAATCAAGAAACATCATGGAGTGATGACCCGTTTGACTTAAAAGGGTTTGTTACAGGAGTAACGAAAGTGTCAAGCCACGAACGTAATCTTAGAGATTATGCTTTGGATTTGGTAGGTTCATACGCCAAGTTTAAAGACGACCAATACGAGCTAACCCTCGATATGCTTTCAAGCCCATACCAGCTTGAGTTCGCAGCACTTTACATCGAATCAATAGACCGTGAAATTGAATGGGCATGTTATGGCGATGACCAAACGCTAAACAGTGACTTCCTTTGCGCACTGCTTGCCATGCTTAAGGATTCAAACCCAAAAACGCGCCTTAAGTTCGCACAAGTTACGACTGTTAACGTCCTTAAATACTATAAAGACACACTCCAAGAGATTCTCGATAACGCTTGCGAAGAGTTCTACAACAACGAAATGCATGAAGCAGGTTATCGGTGTGAGCAGGACATGGAACACGGTGACGTTGTGTGGGGTAAGCATTATTAGGCAAGGTGAGGAGTGGCTGGACTCAGAACAGCAAGAACACTTTGCAGCGATAGGGCACATTACATTACTAGAAAACGGAGAAGGATGATGATTATGAAGGACCATATTACAGCAGCAGAACGATTGAATTTTAAGGGGCACTCATGGTTACAACGCAGGAAGTTAAAGAATGGGTTACGCACAGAATCAACTATTGGGAAGACGAGCTTGATAGGAAGAACGACACATTCACTACAGCGGACAAAATCGAAGCCCGCGCAATACTTGCAGGTTTCTATATGGTCTTGGAGTTTATAAACGGGCAGCGGAGATGAATGCTTTATGTCCATTACTTACATACTAGATGCGTAGTATGTAACTAGTATGTAAGTGAGCAGTGGACATATGGAATTTATTTCGTAAGACCTTAAATGGTCATAACTAGTGGAGAAAGAAAATGGCATTACGTGGCGTACAACCTGAAAAGATAGAAAAGAGACTTAAAGCATTATTTTACGGTAATGCAGGCGCGGGTAAATCAACCGCAGCGGCATCATTCCCATCCCCATATTTTATTGATACAGAGCGTGGGATAGAGAACGATCAGTATGTTAAATTATTAAAAGATAATGGTGGTGCTGTGTTTCAGACGACAGACTTTGATGAGTTGGTTAGTGAAGTAAAAGCATTGCTTTCTGAAAAGCATTCATATCGTACGCTTGTAATCGATCCATTTACTACTCTGTATAATGACTTATTGGATAAATCAGCTTTAGAAACGGGAACCCAATTTGGAGCCCATTATGGTTTAGCAAATAAGAAAGTAAAGCATCTGCTTAATTTACTACTTCGCTTGGATATGTCGGTTATTATCACTTGCCATAGTAAAAATGAATATGGTCAAAACTTGGCCATAACTGGTACAACTTATGACGGATATAAAAAGTTGGAATTTTTATTTGATTTGTGCATAGAAGTGCAGAAGAGAGGAAAAGATAGAGTTGGGGTTATTAAAAAGTCTCGGATAGAATCGCTTCCAGACGGCGAAACCTTCCCTTTCTCTTATGATGAAATAGCAAAGAGATACGGTAAAGATATATTAGAAAAAGATGCTGTTCCTCAGCTACTGGCATTACCAGAACAAATTTTAGAGATTAATAGGCTGATTGATTTAATAAAAGTACCGGAAGAGTTAGTAAACAAATGGCTAAAAAAAGCAGAGTCTACATGTTTTGAGGAGATGCCTTCTAATATGATTGAAAAATGCATAGGCCACTTAAAAAAACAAATATCTGGAGATTAATCATGCCAAAACCAAGATTATTTAATGATAAATCCACTATAAACTCTATAAAAAATAGATTTTATTCTAAAGTATTGTTACCAAATGATAATGGCTGTATGGAATGGATAGGTTGTTTTTATGATAAAAAGGCATATGGTGCCTTTAGTATAAATAGAAAAAATAATTTATCGCACAGATATTCATATAAATTACATTTTGGGAAAATACCAAAAAACTTATGGGTGCTTCATAAGTGCGACAACAAGAAATGTGTTGCTCCAGAACATTTATTTCTTGGTACTCCAAAAGATAATACTCAAGATATGATTCAAAAAGGAAGAAAATGGGATCTAAAAGGAGAAAAAAGCGGGACTGCAAAATTAACAGATAAAGATGTATATGAAATAAAAGATAAACTATCGAAAAAAATACATCAAGAAGTAATATCAAAAGAGTATGGTGTTTCTCAATATGCCATATCTAAGATTAAACGTGGAAAAACATGGATTCACTTACAAGGAGCAATATAAAATGGCATTTATGTACGAACCAATTACAGAGCAGGAAGCTATAGAAGAGCGGTTTAACCTGCTTAAAGAGGGCGAGTATGACGCAGTTATTACCGTGTCACACGACAAGACTTCTGCAAGCAGTGGCAACCCAATGATGGACATGACACTTCAAGTGTTTGATGCTCAGGGTAAAGCACGTGATGTAAGAGATTTCTTGGTTTTCACTAAGAGCATGATGTGGAAAGTTATCCGATTCGCTGACTCTGCGGGTCTTATGGAGCAATACGAACAGGGTAAATTGTGTTCTGAGGTAGCTGTTGGTAATCGGGTGCGAGTTAAAATCACAGTCGAAGAGGGTGGATTAATTCCTCAAGATAAGTTAAAAGGAAAACCTGAGGGGAGTAAATACCCAGATAAGAACAAGGTAGATGATTACGTAAAGAGAGCAGACCAGAAGCCATTAGCACAGGCTGCGGAAGATGATCCCTTTGCTGATGATGATTTGCCTAACTTCTAAAAGTTATGGGATGGAGTTCGAAAAGCTATAAGCGAAGAACGCATCATGTTGCCACTGGCGAGATTGTGATGCTTGTGATTAGCACGCAAGTAACGATGTAAGTGCGGGTGAAAGCCCCGCCATCCCACCCATTAAAATAGGAGATATTAGTGGAAGAGTGTCAAAGATGTAAGGAAGTAGGTGAAGATAGAAGAACGCTAAAAATGGCTTGTTTCTATGAGATGGATGAATTAGGTATGCCATTTAAGCATGAAAAAATAATTACGCCTGCAAATATAGATTTGCCTGATACAAAAAAAATACCATTAAGCAATAGCAAATTAAAAATGATTGTTGATGAAGAAGATTACGACAAATTGTCTAAATATACTTGGCAAATGGCAAAGAGAGGCAATGTAATCTATGCGGCTCGTGACGAATGGACGAATGGTAAACCTAAGAAAATATATGCACATAGAGATATATTATCTTTAAATGATAGCGACAAAAAACAGGTAGACCATGCTGACGGAAACACATTAAATAATTCAAAAATGAATCTTAGATTATGTACATCAGAACAAAATAATTGGAATAAGCCCAAGCATAAAGATAATACATCAGGATTTAAGGGTGTATCTTGGCATAAATCACGTAAAAAATGGGCGGCTTATATCAAAGCAGGGCCAAAAAGAGAATATCTTGGATTGTTTGATAATATTTATGATGCCGCAATTGCGTATGACTCAGCAGCAAAAAGATTGCATGGAAAGTTTGCATATTTGAACTTTCCAAATGCTTATCCGGATAAACTTTATACACTAAGAACGTGCAAAGAATGCAGAGGCCTTTGGATGGCGATGATTAAGTTCTGGTATGACATTCCAGATAACAAACAAGCAGCATGTAACAGCGGTATATTCGTGCGCGAACTTGGTGCTACCATCGAAATAAGCGAAGAAGAGTGGTACAAACGAAACCCCGGTATTGAACCCGTACGATTTAAGGACGAATGATATGAAATTCTGCGAAGCAATGGACAAGCTAAAGTCTGGCTCAAGAGTTACCCGCAATCCATGGAGAGAAGGCGTTTACTTTAAGATGGTAGATGCGGATGTTAAATCGTATCAGCCAAAGCTTTCCCCTTTCGTTTACAACGAAGACATTATGGTTTCTGATGGATGGCTTGTTGAAGGTCAACCAGAAGCGATGACATTCTGTGAGGCGGTTCCTTTTTTACAGCAAGGATTGCACGCCAAGCTTAACACTTGGGACGAAACGTACATATTTTTGGACAGGCAATCTAAAAGCTTAGTGGTTCACACTATGGACACCTTCCCTTTTTTACCTGATTTTGAATCGTTCTTAGCAACGGATTGGATTGAATTGTAATTTGGAGAATTTCAAATATGCAAGAAAAAAAGAAATTTAGATTAGGCTGTTTTAGGGACAAAACATATTGCGCATCACCCAACTGCAAGAATGTGTGTGGAAGAAAAATGAGTCCAGAGATTAAGGCAATATTAGAAGCTGATAAGTATGGGCGTACGAGTTACGCCTACTTTTGCGGCGAACCTTGCACCCATCAGTTTGAACCAAGTTCTTTCCTAGTGATCAGTTGTAAACTATGCGGAGAAATAATGAAATGAGCGAAAATCTACCCTACATAGCCCCTACCCTTACCATAATTAATTCATTCAACGAATGTGAGTTAAAAAACATCTTCGCTTTCTTGAGTATTTTGTTTGGTGAAGACCTGTACTTAAGCCAAAAGTTATTAGAAATGCCACCGTCCTATTTGATAGAAAAATGGCAACGGTATGTCATGTCTGATCGTGAAGAACATCCATGGGGATTACACCCCAATTTAAGACATGATTATTTCGACAGCTACTTTGATAAATGGAAAGAAGAAATTAAGGAGATTTATTGATGAACGATGAACAATGCAGTGTAATTGTTGAAGCTATTAAAGATTTAACTCGGGCAGTAAATGAGGTTGCACAAAACGTAGACAATATATGGTGTTATTCTGATTCCGAGCTAAGAAAAGAAGTCCATTTAATTGCTGAGGTGA